TAATGTTAGAAACATTATCATATGTAAGAACTTGATAGCTTACGACTTGGATAAAGGTCAGACTGTGACGGTCAAGAAAGAATGGTATCTCAGAGAAGAGAACTTATTAAATGTTGATTGGGAAAAAAATGGAGCATGTCCTGTCTGGGACACGTCTATGCAAAAACTTTTCTCACATTTTACTGATCCAGTAGAAAGATCTGAAGTTATCCAGTTAGTAGAAGAATGGATGGGAACTACATTATATAGACACAATAGACCTAGGGCTTTGTCTAAGTGTTTGTTCCTGTATGGAGAAAGACGAACGGGTAAATCCACAATACTGGATGTACCACGTCAGATCTTCGGAGAAAAATTAGCAACTGCCATAGACTTACAAGAACTAAGTGGGTTTGGTGCGGAGGCTCTAATGAATAAAGCGGTATGGCTTTCTGATGAGATTAAGGTAGGAACAGTCATGAATGATAGTGTTATTAAACGTGTCATTACAAACGAACCGCTTTCCATAAAGATTAAATTTGAAAAACCTTTTGAGGGCAGACTTAATTTGACAGTCGGTCTTGCGGGTAACTCGCTACCAAAGATTGATGATACATCTGATGCCGTCTATGACAGGATGATCTTTGTCCCGATGGATACTGTGATCGGAGCATCAGCAGAAAATCAAAAGTTAAAAGATGAACTGGAGAAAGAGCTACCTTTTATTCTTGTAAGGATGATAGACAGACTTGCAGACATAAGAAGACGTGGACAGTTTCAGATACCGTCTTGTCTAATAGCCAAACAAGAAGAAATAAAACTGGAACAAGACCCTCTTCGTGGCTTTCTTGATGAAGCAATAACCTCCGCCAATAATCTATGTGCCATAAAAAATGGAGACATCGTGTCTGCATATCGTGGTTACTTGTTAAAACAATTCGGAAATGATCAGGCTAGAAATTCAAAAGTGTCAGCGGTCTGGTTGTCTAGACGAATCTCAGAGGCTTTTCCAAACTCAACTGTGGGCAGAGTTGATCAAGGAACAGTCAGAGCAAGGTTTGGTTTACACTTCACAGACAAAGGAAAAGCATGGTTGTCTGCGGGATGGGGTCTAGAAGATTCTTTTTATAAACCCGACCAGAAGAGACTCAAAGAAGCAAACATAAATACAGGAGTAAAGTAGAATGCCCCGACCCAATACGATTGGAGAACCAACTGCCATATACAATGCATTATTAAAAAAGACACAACTAGAAAAATTACAATACATCGCACACCAAGAACGTAAAAAAGGTAAGACACATATTTCAGCCGCTAGTATAATAAGGGATGCCATTGACAAATGGTTACAGGAAAATGTCTGAAGAACCACAATATTTAATAGCCAACGGTTTTGACAAAGCGATCATTGGCATCGGGTCTCGCATCAACATGGAAGACATTGTCTGTTATGACTATGATAAATGTGTAGATATTCTTATTAAAGATCAACAGATGACGTGGGAAGAGGCAATCGAGTGGATGGATTTTAATGTATGTGGTGCATGGATGGGAGATAAGACCCCCATCTTCATAAGGTGTGACCCCACACTTGATGGCACACTCAAACCCAAATGTAAGAAAAATTAATCTTTTTTATGTGGCTCTACGACCTTGGGGGCATCACTCATACATTTACAAGGCTCGGGTTTCCACATGTCTTCTTTCATTGTAAAACCTAAACCATCACAAGTCTCACAAAGGAGACTAGTATAGTTTGGATGTTTGTGTGTTTGTATTTCAGTCATAAAAAAACTCCCTGTATTTTTCAATCTGTCAAGATTAATAATACAGGGAGCGACATGGAATACTATGGTATTTAATTACCTAGATATCAGTTGAAAATTTACTATCCGATGTGGTGTCAATACTCATCAAATCATCAAAGGCTTTCATCGCAGAGAATGCTTTACCAATTGTATCTTTAGATAATTTTTTTCTCCATGATATATAATCTTCCATTTTATTTACTAATGGGGGGGATGCTATACAGAATAACTGACCATTAGATTTAATAGTTTGTATCCAACCCTCAGCTTCACACTCTTTAATTATAATGCTTATTGTTTTTCGATCCGCACTCATCTCCTCACATAGAGTGGTTATATTGTATGGCTTATTAACTAAGTAACCATATACCATCCACCTCGCAAAAGCATTTCGTAGTGGTGACGAATTAAAATACCTTTGTATAGGATGATCCATTCGAGTTTGTCTAGCCTTATGAATTTTCATCTCTCCTGTAAGAACAGCAATGGTATACTCTCTATGTAAATGGTCTTTAATTTGCTTAGTTGTATTAGGTTGATCACTAGGGGGAAGTTCAAATTGATATTCCTCAGTATTTTTATTTGTTAGTGTGCCAATCATATCTATAAATTCTTTTTCACAATAAGCACCATCAGCTTGAGGTTTTAAATTCTCTCTGTGTCCGCCTGTAGGTTTTTTGTAATCTAATATCTTATTAGTCCTGTACATTTCTTCTCTCCTTTTTCTGTCAATCTACAAGATTATAATCTCCATTTTTAAACAAGTCCATAATAAAATGATACATAATGAAAAATAATTAACAACCAAATCCATGACAGTAAGATAATTTTACTGTCATTATTTTTGATTTTACTGTCAGTAAATCAGACTTTGGGGTGGTTTGGTTGAGGTTTTTTCACTTGGAATACTAGATTAATGACAGTAAACGGGTTTTTACTGTCATTAATTTGTTTTACTGTCAGTAAAAACGGGAGAGATAAGTGTTTGTTTTAACGGGATAATTTGGATTTTACTGACAGTAATGACAGTAAAGTACAGTAAATATATAAACAGGTAGTAATATATAAATATAATTATTAGTTATTAGTTACAGTTTTACTGTACTTTACTGTCATTACTGTCATGGATTACAAAGTCTGTAGGTTTTAAAAGTGCTACCTGCACGGGTGGATTTGTGTATGGATTAAGTGCTAGACACAGACATCAGAACAGACTATGTTGTTGTTATAAGATAAATTTAAAAATTTAGGTCGCTGCGGGATTAATTTTTACTGACAACACTTGGAATTGTAGACATAGATGGGAACCCTAGTTGGTGTAGACATTGGAACTCTTTGTGGAGTTGCTTGGAGGAAAGATTCAGTCATCAGACACATCAGATTTGATACGTCTAAAGCTAGAATTAGTGGTGGCGGGATGAGACCTCTTATGATGAGGAGACATTTAATAGAATTATTTAGTGAGATAGAACCCATTGAAGAATTAGGATTTGAATTAGTCCAAAGACATAGTGGTACTTATGCGGGTCAAATCTATGGCGAATTACGAGGTGTCTTGATGTGTGTCTGTGAGGAGATGTCTATTCCATACAGGTCTGTTGGTGTGACAACAATCAAGAAACATTTAACAGGTAATGGCATAGCTTCAAAAGATGTAGTCAGACAGGCAGTCGTTGAGAAGTATCCCAACCTAGACCCTCAGACAGAAGACGAGGCTGATGCAATTAGTATTTTACAATGTGTTATTGATGGAGTTTTTTAATGGGAAAGATTATAAGAGGTAGGTTTAAGAGACCTAAGAAATATCATTTAGCCTGTAATGAATGTAACTCGATCAATTGGAGTATTCAATTAGATCCCGAAATAGGACAGGCAATAATAGATCAGTCTGATAATTTTGATAATCTTGATTTTGAATGTACTGCGGTGGAATGTTTGGAGTGTGGATATCAGATTGAAATGAGAGGATATCCTCAAAATGACAGGGTATAATCACACAGGGAGATATCTTTAACCCCCCTGTATGGCTCTTAAAACGGCTTGTTTTTTTAGTCCGTTTCTAATTGTTCTATATTTTCATCATAAACCTCTTCTAAATGCTCACATACATCTTTCCAAGATTTCTGCTTGAGTGGATCTCTTTCTGCCCAAACACCGTCTAGATGTTCGTTGTCGCATACTACGAAGAAATTACTATCTTCTTTTAATATGCCATAGCAATGAGTAGTCCCACCGTTTTTCCTATTGTAAACATAGTCTGCTTTACTCATCTTCATCATATTTTCTCCTTTATAAGTTTAGTATCCATCTTGTCCCAAATGGATCTATTGATTTTGAATTTGATGTTATGAATTGGGATACAAATTCGTACCCACTTATGTCCTACTACTGCGAATGCATATCTTAAACCACAGATAGGCAATCGCATCTCTTTAAAGTAAACTCTAAATAGTTTGGCAGTAGACCAAGACTTTTCTTTTGGTTTGTGTTTAAGCAACATTGTCTGTCTCCATGTCAATTCCCTGGAAATAACCTAGGGGCATGGCATCATGCATTTGTGTTACAAATAGATCTTGTCCTTTTACTACTGCAAATAAAGTCCAATACACGTTTGCTTTAACAATAGTTTTATCTTTAAATATGTGAATATCAAAATACTTGCCATCATATTCAAAGAACTCCCAAGTCTCCTCAAAGTCTTTATTCTCGTTTATGATATCTTGGACAAATATTTTTACTCTGTTCACAAATTGGGGACTACTATTATAGTAATTCTCCATTCTAAGTCTTTTCATGTGTGTTTCTCCTTTAGTCTGTCAACTATTAAGATTTATTATTTCTTTTTATATTTTCCCATTGATTGATCTTATCAAGTAAACTCTTGGCACATTCATATCTGCCCTCGTAGATACCCTCAGAACCATCTGTAAGAATTTCAGTACCGTCTATAACAGGTTGTTGATTTTTAATTTCTTTTGCCAACCATGTCTTAATGTTATTTAAAATTTCTATTTGTTTATCCATAGATCTTCTCCCTATTCTCTGCCTGTGCAGTTAAGTTTAAAATGATAATGTTTTGATTTGTTTTAGGATCATGCTCATAGGTTAAAGCAATGATGTCCCCTACTTTTGATTTCTTCTTGATAGATTGGATACTAAATCTTTTATCCCCTCTAGCTTTAGTCTTGTAGAAATTAATCTTAGTTGGAGTATCAGATCCATTAAACCTAAAGACTGCTGACAAAGTCTGCTTGTCTCCATTCTTCATGGTCTTATAGTTGACACCATATAAAGATGCGAACCTCTCGAATACACCACCATCTATATTGTTTTTATCCCACATGGTATAAGTTAATTTTAAATGTGGGAATTGTGGATCAAGAGATCTCACTACGTTATTCTCTATTTCTGAATAGTTTTTATTACTCATTGTCTTTCCTTTCATAAAGTAAATAGGCTTTTAAGTTTTGTAGAATTGTCTCGATTGCAGATAGACTGCGAACACTTGGAATTCTAGACGGCAAATCCTCTTCTAGACTCACAGGTGTACCTGTTGAGATAGACAAGGCTCTGATCCTCATTGAGACTTTAAGTCTGAGATAATCTGAAATACCTTTAGGTATAATTGTTCTACCGTTTAACCAATTTCTAACAACTTGGTCATTAACTTTGAACAATCCACAAAGTTCTTTATTGGACATATCCAAAGCTAAAAGACAGACACGAAGTTGATCAGACGTAATTGTAGTCTGTGTCTGTCTAATGTCTTCAATTGGAAATGCTTTTGTGTTACCTGCTGAGGTAGATTTTTTTGAAAACCTTTTTCTTAATAGTTCATTGGGGACAGATGGAATTTTATTTTCTGTTTCCATCTCTCCACCTCTTAAAACTAATCTCATGCTCAATGATTATGATAGGCAAGAAACATCCTACTAATATAAAGATAGATGCAATTGCCCACATTAACCAATCGCTTGGAGTTGATAATGCTATGTTGGTTTCAACCAGATCCAGAATTAAAAATCCAAATAAGAAATAAATTGCAGACATAATAATTAAAAATAATTTTGTCTTAGACATTAGCACCTCCAAGTTCATTAGATTTAATTGGAATTGATATTATGTTTTCACTAATCACATTTTTAGCATTAGCAAATTTGTCAGTAACATCTTGTCCTAGTTTGTCTTTTGCCATCCACCTAGGATATTCAAAACATATATCTTCACGACCTTTGAGCTTATATATTTTATTATTGATGATCATAGATTTAGGTACCCATACATCAATTTCATTAGCAAACTTAATAAAGATAGCTTTCTCAGTTTCCTTTATAAATTTACCATAAATAAAAATGTCATCTGCTTTATCTTTTTGTAGTAGATTTTTCCTATCTAGATAATCTAGTTCTGCAAAAATTAATGCCCTAAGATGTTTAAGATTTTTCTTTTCTATCCAAAGCGGTGTATGACTTTTTAGTTCAAACAGTTTGTTATGGTCATCCCATTCAACATGAAAACATTTAATCACGTCATCTTTATAAGCAGTCTTACCTCTCCAAACTGCAAAGACAAAGTTGCCTTTGTTTATTCTTTGTAATCTGCCTGTAGTGACCTCATACAAATTGAGTTCATTTTTATTAGTATCATCCATGATGATCCCCTTTCTTGTTTGTGTGTTTAGTCTGTCAACTAAGTGATATTGATTAGCTACCACGACATATAAAAATATGTTTCGACCATGCTAAAGGTCTTATCAAGTGGCTTACAGGGGCAATCCTAAGACTGCCCCCTAAGTATTTATTTTAGAATTTTGTTAAGTTCTTTAAGACCATTAGTGATCATTTGTGTAGCGGATCCCTCAACTATGTGATGATCAAAGCAACCATCAAACTGAGAAATAAAATAATCTAATTTATTTTTCTCTGATGAATATTTATCAGCATATAATTTAGCACCACATAAAACCATGCCAATCACTTCGATGCCCCAACTTGCGAGAATTTCTTTAGCTTGTCTGCATTTCTCTATTTTGTTCGGTAGTCCATCAGTAAGGATAATCATAACTTTACGATCTTCAGATCTTTTTCTTAGCCTTTCGCCCTCAGCCATCATGGCAGTATCTGTAGGAGTATTGCCACCACAATCCCCATATTGAAAAGCTACATTCTTTTTAGACCTCATCCAATTTTGCTCATGGTCTTTAAGTAAATAAAGATCTTTATCCCAATACATATCATTATTTCTAAATCCTCTGAAATTTACATAGTTTGCACACGGGAAACAACTAACAGAGTATTTGACTTGAACTTTATGTAAAGCATCCCCAAGAATTAAAGCTAAATTTACACTCTCTTGAGCATTGTTTAACTTATGATATCCATAGTTATGAGTTTTCATAGATGATGAAGTATCAATCAACATTGAAACAACGGTTTTAGTTCCCGCCTGTTTCCAAGGCTGATGAAATAAATTAGGTGTATTAGTGCATAATTTACCTAATTTTCTAGCATCTAATTTTCCTCTATCTCTATTTCTTTTAGTCCCATAACGGTCGGGATTTCTAAGAATTCTAGCTAGAGTTTGAGAACAATCTGAAACATTCAACTTAGCTAATTGCCTTTGAACTTTTTTAGCTTTTGTTTCCAATTTCTTATTAAGAGTTTGATCATCACTATTCATCATTTGTGATACATTATAATTCTTAGCTTTGAGTTGATCACGATTATATTTATCAAGACCATCAGCAGAATTATTATTATTGTCTGTAATCATATCTTCTTTAGATTTAAAGTTTTGATCACTAAGATCTATAGATACAGAGCCTTGTCCATTGTCTGATCCATCCCTGTCTATTTGGACAGTATTTTTTGATGTCTCAGAACTATCAGAACTGTCTGAACTATCAGAACTGTCTGAGCTATCAGAACTGTCTGAGCTATCAGAACTGTCTGAACTATCAGAATTGTCTGAACTATCAGAACTGTCTGAGCTATCAGAATTGTCTGAGCTATCAGAATTGTCTGAGCTATCAGATTGATCTTCTTGGGATCCTTCAGCTATTCCCTTGCCTTGTTGAGGTTGTTGCTGATTTGAGTATTTACCCATTAGCTCAATACATAGATCTAAAACATCTTGAGTATTCTTACATGCTTTTAGCTTTGTTAAAGCCTGTTCTAGATCATGTCTAATTTTTCCACTAGCTACTAACAAATCTTCAGCAGACCCTACTGATGGCACGTTATAACCGCACCAATCAATATATGCTAAGGTGTTTAGAGTAAATAAGAACTGTTTTGGATCTTTAGGATTAAAACCATTCTTGATGTTTTGATCAGATGCCCAAGATGTAAGTTTTTCAAGAACATTTTTTGCTCCCTCAAAATGACATTTGGATAACAGTTCTTTCTCCTGTCTAGGATCTTCAAGTGCATTAAGTGTCTGTAATATACCTTGTTGTCCCTCTTGCTCCATTCTTACAGCTTTTTGCCATACATCTTTTTGTGTACAGATATTATGACCAATTTCATGTAATGCGAAACCTGTATAAACCGTAGCCATAAAGTTAGTAATTTTTGCATTGGCTTTTATTGGCGGAAAATTAATTATTGAGCTTAACTCATTATTCTCATTGTATTCCCATGATGTAGATGCAGTTTCTCCATTCCATTGTATTTTTAACTCTTTAAGTTTTAAATTAGGAATATATCTCAGAGCTGAATTAGTATTACGTTCAACGGCTGAAACCAACTCCTGTGCAATAATATTGTGCATATAATGCTCCCTTTGGTTGTGTGTTTTATGATAGTCAGTCTGTCATTTTGGCAAGCTACCATGACATATAAATATGTTTCGATCTTGCTAAAGGATCTCATCAGATGGCAGTTGATTGCCCCAATAAAAAATATTGGAGCAATCAAAGTTTTAATAAGGCATTTCTTGATCATCATCAGCATCTTTATCGTTGTCTTTATTGGTGTCTAAAGTTGCTGAATTTTCGACAGGCTCCTCAGTAGGTAATTCCCCATCTTCAACTAAGATTTTAAAAATCTTAGGATCTATATGAGTATTAAATAACTGAGATAAGAATTCTCTGTCTGCGGGATCTAGAGAATTTCCCATACAAGCCATTAAAGAAATTTTAGGATCTATTCCATCAACTAATCTATTAATCCATGAAACAGTATTTCTAAAACTAGGGGCAAGAGTTGGGGCATCTCCTCGATCATTTGCATCCCTACATAGGTTTACAAACTCAACAATTTTATCGCAAAGTCTTGCACCTGTCCCCGTCTTGTTTTGAAGAATTTTACTTTCAATAGATGGTTTAGGATATGAAACCTCGAGAGTTACTGCAAATCTATTAAGCAATGAACTATCCATTTGTTTAGCTCCCGCAAATTGACCTGTCAGATCCCCTTGACCGTTTGTATTGTCACAGGCAACAATTACAACACCTTTAGCAAAAGGTATTCTTTGTCCTGTCTCGGGAATTGTATACTCACGGTCTTGCAGACAACCATTTAAAGCAGACAAGATATCTGCTCTAATTCTAGTAATCTCATCGATTAGTAAAACTGTATAAGGTTGCTGAATTGCTTTTAGCAGTAATCCATCTTGCCAATAGGTTGAACCATTTTTAGCACCAAATGATCCAAAGAATTGATCAACAGTTAGATCATCATTCCCTGTAATAGCTATGAACTGCCTACCTGTTTTAGCTGAAAACCACCTAGGCAAAGATGTTTTACCTGTTCCCGCCTTTCCATAAAGGAATATATTTTCGGGATCTCTGTCATTTTTAGGACAGGCACAGGATAAAAACATTTCCAAAACCTCTTTCTGTGGCTGATAATTTTCATCAACTACAGGGCATCTAGGATCGTTGTAGATATCAAAAGATCTGTCCGCAAAAGATCTAAAACCAAATAGTTTAGATCCTGTCTCAGATCTAACTTTATTTATTGGCAAAATCTCAGTCTGAGGAAAGCCTGTGTCTGTAACTGATCCATCAGATACTTTAACAATCTTTTCAGTTACAGGAGGATTATTTTTAAAAACCAAGAGGTCATTAATCTCATTCCTCAAATCCATTAAAGGCATTCCCATAATATTATTTAACTGCTTATCAATGTCTGCAACCTCAGTTTGAATTTTAGCTACAGGCTCAGATTGAACCTTTGGAACAGTAGATTTTCTGATCTGCGGTGCGGTGTTTGAGATAACAGTTCCAATTGCATTTAAATCAATTCCAAGATCCTCAGCTAATGTTATCCATTCATTTTTAGTCAGATTATGCACACCTTTAACAGGCTTTAAGTGAGGTTGATTTATTAACTCAGCCCTAATTGAACTAAGTACTTTTTGTCTCTGCTCATTTGTAAATTTAAGCATATTTTGCTCCATGTCTGTCAGTTACTAATTTCACTCTTTTGAGATCATCAGATCGAATACACATTCGATTATCAGTATAAAATAAAATGGGGCAATAAAAAAATACTGCCCCATGTCTATGTCTATCCATATTTAAAAAACTTATTACCGCTCTTCAGTGTTATAGAACCTGTATTTAGTCTAAACCTACGGTAGTTGTTAATTTTAAAATCATAGACTGTAATGAGATCCTCATTATCTCTTGTCTCATTCTTTAGAATTCCCCAAAACTTTCGTTGTGTCTGATCCTTTTTTGTAAAAGAACCTGTTACAATTCTAGATTGAAACATGTTGTATATTTCTTGTTTTTTAAGCATGTATTTCTCCATGTCTGTCAGTTAACTGTTTCACTCTTTTGAGATCATCAGATGCAACATACATTGCATTACAGTATTTTTAAGGGGCAATCGAAACTGCCCCCTAATTAATTTGTTTGGAGTTGAATAGAAACAATCCTGTGCCTTGAGAGTGGATCATGTTTTGCACCAAATCAGCATTACAGGCTTTCTAATCTTGTTGGCTAGCTATTTACCCATGCTAGTAGTCAGATTTTTTGGATCGTACATAAACCTTACTTGGCGGTTATCTGAGCAGTTACCTCAATCTGCGGGGCGGGCGGTCAGTCCTTAAAAACCTTTTTGTCTCCTCTGTCTGTCAATCTCCCTTGGAGATTAATTTCAAAATCAAAATCTGTCAAGAGAATATAATCTATATTTGTGCAATTAATTAACTTTTTAATCTAATATTGCACAATCAATCATTATAAACCTAATGTTCTAGCCAAAGTCTGAGCATTAAAAAAATTTCAGGCTGAACCTGAAAAAATTTAAAAAAATAAAAAAATGTCAGACATTCAGACATTCAGACATAGTCAGACATAAAAAATGTCACAAATCTTGCCACGGCTACAGTACAGCTACGCTGTAATTGTTACTGACTATGGGATACAGCCTACCACACATAGGATAGTTAGTCCTATTTGCCATGATCCCCGCTTAAATTTACAAATAAAAAAATTGACCCCCACCCCCATGGAAAAACCGACCCCCGAGATGGTTCCATCGCCGATACGTGTGTGGGGGGAACCTAGTCCCTTAGTTTTTGAGTATTAACTTTACATTTTTTTTATTTTTTTTTATTATATTATAAAATTGGGGGGTGTCTGGAATGTCTGGAGTACCTAAGAGTGGCAAGAAGAATTAGTAAAGTTCCCAAACGGTTAGAGAATGCCGTTAAATTAGAACATGAATTAGCAAAAATTGAACAAGAAGATATGATGTTGCAGCATCCCTCTTTTCTTGGAAACCAAAGGCAGTTTATTGATCGTATATATCAGTATTTACCTGATATGGCAGACAAATTAGTCTCATATATGACCGCTAAACCAGAGAGAGTTTACGGAAATAACGGAACTGTACAGTTAATGGTTCCAGAAGATCGTGCTTTAACAGATGGTCAACTACAATTATTTAAAATGGTACTGCAAAAAGGCTTACCTAACCAAGCTCCTATAAGTATGCAAGGTAAACAGAACCCAATGGAGAGTGGTAAAGTAAATATTACTATAAATCAAACTGGACCAAGTGTGGATTTTGATAATTTATCCGCCCCTGTTGATGGTATTATCCAAGGTAGAGCCGAGAAAGTAAATACTTTATCTTTTAAGAGACCTACTAAAGATGACTGACGTAACTTTTGAGGCACATCACGCCCAACAATTAGTATTAGAAGATCCTCACAGATTTATTACTTTAGTATGTGGTCGTAGATGGGGAAAAGATCACATGGCTGCTATCAAGATTTTATCTCATAGCCTTACTCATAAGAGTCCTAGAGGTAAAAAGTTATATGCTTGGTTAAATCCAGTTTATAATCCACAGGGAAAAGAAAGTTTTAGAGTGTTTAGAGCCTTTGCTGAAAGTGGAGGTTTAGTTGAGAAGTGTATTGAGACCCCTCCTATGGAAGTTCGCTTGATAAATGGCGATAGAATAACATTCTTTTCAGCAGATCAGCCTGATAACCTTCGAGGAGGTCAGTATGATGGTGTAATTTTAAATGAGGCAGGTTTTATTTCTGACCTAGATGAGCTTTGGTCTGGTCCTATTGCTGCGATGTTATTAGATAGAACGGGTTGGGCATGGATTATGGGTACTCCCAAGGGGAAAAATGCTTTTCATAAATTCTTTCTCCGTGGTTTAGATAAAGAATTAGAGAATGGCACACCTAATCCTTGGAAGACTTATAGGTTTCCTACCAAAACTAACCCTTTTATTAGTGATGAAGAGCTAGATAGACTCCGTGACGAGTTACCTTCTGACATGTTTAAGCAGGAATTTATGGCAGAATTTATGGATACAGGTGGTGCAGTCTTCCGTGGATTAGATCAGATGATGGCAAGGAGTGAGAACACCGCCTTATTACCACAGGCTGACGGTTGTCGTGTAGGAATTGACTTAGCTAAACACACTGACTTTACATGTTTAGTTGCTCTTGACTCTAGCAATAATGTCATAGGCTTTGATAGATTTAACCAACTTGACTGGTCTATAATCAGTCAACGAATAGAATACTTTTGTTCTAGGTTTCGTGGCAAAGTTATTATGGATGCCACTGGTGTTGGAGATCCTATCTATGAGAACCTGTCAAGCAAAGGTTTAGCCATAGAACCTGTAAAATTTACTAATGAAAAGAAAGCACAAATGGTGCAGAACCTTATGCTTTTAATAGAAGAGGGTGTTTTGCGAATACCTAAACCAGGAACTATTGCAGATCCTAGTCATGACACTACTCATTTGTGGCGAGAATTAGAGGCTTACTCATACAGCATTACTGCTACTGGCAGAATAAGATATGAAGCTCCAAGAGGTTTTCATGACGATGCAGTCACTGCATTATTTCTTGCCGCCTCATCTATGCCACTCATGATGAATGCAACTATGACGAATATTGATTTAAATAATGTAAGGGGTGTTGGAGAATTAGAAAACTCTTACTAGCTTTTTGTTATAATATAGTGTAGATTTGTGTCTATGTCTTTGGGTATAATACAGATATGGGTAGATATAATGCAGCCTAAGAATATAAATATCAAGAAAGCCAAGAGACCTAGAGTTAAAACTAAGGGTCACATGAAGAACGGCTGTAAGATTATGGAGAAGAGTGATGCAATTCACTTTGCACCCCGTAGAAAGAAAACATAAGGATTAGCATGGCAGATAAACGAGGCGACCAATCAGGATTAGACTCAATAGTCTATAACACAGATCAAATATCTGACAACGCTGCGGGAGAAAGAATGAATGAGATTGTGGGTCCTGATGTCATGGGTCCACAGGTTAACCCCATGGAGGCAATCCAGAATGCTAGAGATGACGTTAAGAGAGATATTATTAATGATTCACAAGTGGTTGAAGAATACAGCAGACTATCTGATGCAGAAGATCCTGAGTCTACTAAGCCAGACATGGGATCTATTAGAGACCGCATGGAAGTGGTCCGTGCAGAAGTGCAGGTGGGAGTGGACCAAGTTGCTCGTGCACTGGATAACTCTGAAAACGCTGCTCAAAATCTGGATCAAGAAACTGAGAAAAAATTAGTAGACTTTGTCCATTCACACTTTGATTTAAGTTATGACCGTATATCTAAACGATATGACTATTGGTCAGATGCCGAGGTTACTCATGATATATATGTTCCAAGTAGGGTTGTAGATGATGTTAGATCTGCCAGAACTGCTTCCGCAGGTAGTAATACTAGTACTAACTCTCGTAACTCTAAAAAATATAGGTTAATAGATCAGATAAAGACACCATATAGTAGATCAATATCAGATACTATTTGTACTTATAACCTAGCTATATTTGGTGGTGCCCCTCCTTTCAGAATAGAAAGGACTAGCATGGAGTCAGATAGAAGAGCCGCTAGACTTCTAGAGAGAAGACTACATCATAATATGAGAAAAGTCGGATATGAGCAAAAACTCTATCAAATCTTTTTAGACAACAATAGATATGGCATGGCTCCAATAGCTAACTTCTATGGTAAGGATGGAAATGCACCTGTTAATATAGATCCTTGGGCATATTTCCCAGATCCAAGAGTCACGGCTCAGAATAGACACGAGGCAGACTTTGTTGGTTATAGAACGTGGGCAAGTTTAACTGCTTTATATAGACGTGGGCATTACCAGAACTTAGAAAGATTAGAGAACAAAAGACCTAATGTTTCATGGAATTCCAATCAATTTTTGAAAGACACTATTCGTGATCAGAGCATAGACCAAACGCTTACAGGGAGTTATACTAGCGACTATAAAAATCACTTTGGTCTTGGTTACGCTCATGTACTTAACACTCTTTATGTTTATATGGACCCAAATCGTTTGGGCATATCCGCACCGTTCGGTCTTTATCGTATTGTGGTGGCAGACGAGAGTGTGGTTATACAGTTTGATCCTTCGCCATATCCGCATCAAGATATACCTCTTATCCACGGAGAGGGGCAGTACGATGCACATAAAACTTTCTCATCTTCACTCTATGACTTGATGATGCCTTTACAGAGGTACCAAGATTGGTTACTTCGTACTAGGGTTGAGAACGTACAGAGTATTGTACAAAACAGATTAGTGGTTGATCCAAACCGAGTTAACATAAGGGATATATTAGATCCAAATGCAGCTAGACTTGTTAGAACTCTTCCTGGTGCTAATCCATCTGATGCAATCCTTCCATTGACTGTACCAGATGCAACTAGAAATTACTTTAGTGATTTAGATACTACAGGACAATTAATGCAAAGACTTGCAGCAGCCAGTGACACTGCTCAAGGTATACAATCTGAGACACAAAGAACTGCTACTGAAATAGCTAGACTCACTTCTTTAGGTCAGCAGAGATTGGGAATGCAAGCCAGATTACTTTCATCTACAACCATACGACCCCTTGTTAGACAGATGATAGCCAACTTACAATTCTTTGAGGTAGATGGTGGCATGGTCACTTTACCTGAAGAAGTATCCGCAGAGAATCCTAGTGGGGATGTTAGATACAATAGATCTGAAATCTTAGGTGATTTTGATTATGTAGTTGTAGACGGCACTTTACCCACCTCTCCCGAAGAAAATTCCGAGAACATAACCAAAGCTATAAGAACTTTAGCTGAGACAGGTCTAGGTCAATCATGGGATATGGATAAGTTCGTAGAAAGATTAATTGAAAGTTTTGGTTTTGAGGATGTAGAAAATTGGAAAAAAAGTCCAAGCGAGGTTGTTCCCGATGAACAGATACAACAACAATTACAGGCAGGAAACATCGTGCCTATGTCACAGGCGGTTCAGGAAGTTGGTCAGTCCCCAGAGATGGGTCCAGAGCAAATGGCGGGCATGGCGAACCAAACCCCGATTGCCTGAATTGGATGAGGTATCAAAAGTATTTACAATAGACTGAGGTAGACGATTGGCAAAACAACTTAAAAGTACTGAACTATCTAAGGGTTTGGAGAAACTCAACGATAATTATTTTTGGAAAATATACCAAGAAAGAATTCTGGCAGAATTTAATAGGGTGGAAACCGCATTGCTTAGTAATGCAACTGCTAACGCAGATCATTTACGAGTTTGTGCGGCTTTAATGTCAGCATTCCGCACTGTGCTTGATCTTCCTACTAAAATGGTGGGAGATGCTCAAGCGGAAGAGGAACTAGAAAGGCTCAATAACGATGGCAATTAACCCAAGTGAAGCAGAAGTAACTGCTATGAAAAACCCAGGATCTGGGGCAATAACAGATCCAAATCAAGCTGTAAACCCACCTGCTAATGCACCTACCCCTCCTACTGATGCAGAAGCTAACCCAGATAAATCAGGATTTGATGCAGCATCTAGACTTAAATCAAATGATAGGATGCCCGCAGATTTTGATTTTGAGGTAACTAATAATCCTGATCCACGAGGTGATATAGAAGTTGGTGATGCTAATGCTCAAGATATATCTCCTGCTGAAGCAGATGCTATATCTAGAATGATTAAGATTAAGTATCGTGGTGAAGAAGAAGAGATACCAGAAGATAAAGCGGTCACTATGCTTCAACAGTTTAAATCTGTTGAAAGTAAGTATGGTCCACTTATGGAACTCTCAAGAAGAATTAGTGAGCAAACAGGTGTAACAGATCCCAATCAATTAGCTAATATGCTTGGCACTAGTATGCTTAATGCTATGAATAACCAAAAGGCAGAAGCAAATCCAACAGGTAATCCTATAGAAACCCCTGCTGAATTAACTAATGATCCAAGAGTTCTTGCTAAAAACGTAATGTCTGATGAGGATGCCTCAACAAGAGCAAAATCATTTTTTGAAGAGAATGGATTGCAACCAACTGATGATGCATTCATGGCTATGCAGAATATGTTTAAGTATTCTAAAGCTGTTGAAGAGGCTGCAACTATACTCCCAACTCTTATGGACGATGTTAATAGTTTTAAAGCTGCACAGCAATTAAGTGCAACGAGAGCTAATCAGACCTTAGTCGATTCACAAGCCGCAGCAACTGCTCAAGAATTAGGTATTGATACAGAAGCAGATTTCAATGACTTTATATCTTGGGTTGATATGCAGGATCAAACTTTTGGTAATTATAAAGCTGCTATCGGAAGCAACCCCGCAGCAATGGACAAAGCCATAAGAGATTATCATGCAATCACTACAGGTAATAAAAGTGTTGCCGAACAAACTGCAATGAAAATGAATGTTGAAAAGAATATATCTCGTGCAGGTGGTGAAACTGTAGCTTCAAGAGGTTCCGATGTACCTATAGGTAAAGAGCCTCAACAAAGTTTTAGTAACCAGATGTTAGATTTATTATAAAAAAATTAATTAGACATAGACAATAATGTTGATTTATGTCTGTGTCTGATGTATTTTAAATATGTCTAATTATGAATGCCTACCAGACGGCAGTATTTAAACTAAAGACCAAACGGGAAACTAAGTTTATTTACATACAACCCGAGGAGCAGTCGAACAGACGAACTATATTTAACTCTAACCTAATGAGGTGATTACTATGACTACTCTTGGTATGAGGGGAACAGGTTCATTTGCAGCCGATCATCGCCCCGAAAACTATAGAGAGAAATACCTAATGTTAGAGCCGAATGGTTCGGCTCCGCTTACGGCTATTCTCTCAATGCTTCCATCAGAAGCAACAGACGATCCAGAATTCCATAACTTTAGGAAGGATCTACCTAGCTTTACCTTTACTATGTCAGGTACAGCTACAACTACTGGCACAACTTTAACTGCAACTGCTGCCGCAGATGCTGCATTTTTCCGTGTCGGGATGTTAATTAGAAACTATAGAACAGGTGAAGTTGCTAAGATTACTGCCTTACCATCATCCACAACCTTTACAGTTACAAGAGGTATTGGTAACAGTGGAACTGGTGTAGCTGTTTTAGCTAGCGACACATGGTTTATGGTTGGAAATGGTAATGCTGAAGGTGCCGACACTCCAACAGCAGTAAGTTACGATGCATCAAGCACCGAGAACTTTTGCCAAATTTTCAGAACTCCATACTCAATCACAAGAACTGCTATGCATACTAACTTCAGAACTGGAGATCAGTATCTAGAGAAGTCTCGTGATGCTTTAAAAGAGCACATGGTAGGAATGGAAAGAGCAATGTTGTTCGGTAAAAAGGACATCGTAGCAGGTTCCGCAGGTATGCCAGAAAGATACACTGATGGTATCTTTAATTCTATTACTACTAACGTAGAAGATGCGGCTGCTAATTCCAATGCTAACCGTTTAACAGAAGCTGAGTTTGATACTTTCTTAGCAGAAAAAGCATTCGCTTTCGGTTCATCTGAAAAGTTAATGTTATGTGGATGGAAGGTCGCAGAGCACCTACAGACACTAGCTAAGTCAAGATATCAAATCAACAGCACTGGAACTGGTGATTCATACGGTGTTAACTTTACTACTTACAATACTTTTGCAGGTACATTACAAGTTAAAACCCACCCAATGTTCAGACAGATCCCAGGTGCTCAGTATGATGCAATTATCTTAGATACTAAGGATTTAAGATACAGATACGTTGACGATACTCAATTGTTGAAAGATCGTCAGGGCAACGGTGTTGATGGTGTCACAGACGAATATCTAACAGAAGCAGGTTTAGAAATTCTTCAGGAAAAGACACATGCTATCATCACTTCTTGGCAGTCATTAACATAGAATTAACTATGTATAAGAGAACCATCTTTCTTGGTGGTTCTCTTTAAACTTACAGGAGACTAGATTGACACCCAAAAAAACAATTAAATTTTTCGCCAAAAGACCAAACATGGAAATTACCGTTGATGGGAAAGTATATCCGTTTCACGGTGGTGAATTGGAAGTAGATTTAAAATTAGCAGAACAAATAAAAAAACATCACTTATATAAAAGATCTCATATTTTTTGTGATGATGATGCCATTCTTATCAATGGTAAAGTCCAAACAATTAAAGATAACCCTCGTATGCAGGTTCTTGCTTCTGAGGCTAAACAAAATAAAGAATTAAGTATATTTTCTTTTCCTGCCCGTACCAGTGTGATTGTAGATGCGGGACCTTATAAAATACAATTTGAAGATGGCAAGGCAGCTATAGGCAAAAAAGAAGCCGATAGTTTACGAAGACATGTCTTTTTTAGACAAGGAAAGATTGTGGAATTAGAGGTAAGCAATGGTTAGTTATAACTCAGGTGGATCTGGCTCAGGTCAATTTTCTACATTATCAGAACTTATTGATGATGCATTAAGGGAAATGGGTGAAGCAAGTCCAACTGTGTTAAAGAATTTAGAAAGTGAAAGATTTTTAAATTATGCTAATCGAGTTGTTGCAGACATAAACAGACATCCCTCTTTTCTAGATGTTCTCGATAATACTTATGATGATCAAACAGGTTCTATTACAAGTGGTAGTAATGAATTAATCATATCATCTGGTACCGTAACCTTTAGCACTTACACACCTGTCATGATTACAGGAGCAGGTTTTGGTGGCTCTAATCTTTATAGTTTTATATTAGGTGCTAAAACTGTTGGTGGAAGTACTGTCTCAGGTACATATCGTATTGCTGATACCGCAGACACAACTGTGAGTAATGTTGTTGTTTCTAATCCTTACAAAACAAGAGTCAAGAGATATACAGCGATATCTGATTACCGAGCTATAGATGATGAAGTTATGCTTGAAGGTCTTAAAAGCTATTATGCAATAGACGATACTGACACTAATAATACAGGTCTTATTAGTTTACGGAGTGGCATATATACTAACACTCTTAACAATTGGATTGGATCAATAACAAACATTCAAGGGGCACTTACAGTTGAAATTAATGAGTACACCTAATGGCTCGAAGGCTCTTTTCATACAATAGATTCTTAGGACTCGATACTATTACAAGTCCTTCTAACATGTCTGAGAGATTTTTATCTCAGTTAGATGGAGGCTATGTAGATTTTAGAGGACAGATTATAAGAGGTCCTGTTTTAAAATATGCCATTGATCAAAATACTCAGAATTACTCCTCTCAGAAACATTACAATATAAAACATTATGGACCCGATGATTACTGTAGATATATTTTTAATTCTAGTATCACTTCTAGCGTAGGTATTGAAATCAAGTCTAAATCCGTTACACAATCGAATGCATTTAGTCCTAGTAATGCTGCAATAACACCTATCTCTTTAGTCAATTTTGATCAAAAACAATTTGCTTTCATGGCAGGTCATGATCCATTTCATTTTAATGGTTCGGCATTTACTACTGTCAGTGGATTTGGTTCAACAAATTTTTCTAGTTTAGGCTCTTATCCAAAAGGTGGACATGCGGTAAACATATTAAATAGATTAGTTGTAGCAGGTATCCCAGGAAGAGAAACAGAAATTCATGTGAGTGAACAGGATAGCTTTGTCAATTGGAGAACAAATACTGCAAGTGGTACCACACCTAACCAAACAGATGGTTCTATTATAGATGTTAAGAACCAGTTTACATCTAAAGATACTATTCAAGGTCTTGCTGTACTTGAAGGTGATAAGTTAGTTGTCTTTGGTCAGAATGAAACTTTAGTCTATTTAGCTGACACAAACATCAATTCTTGGGAAATAGCTAGAGACTTTAGAGTACCAATAGGTATTTTTGGCAGGAACACCGCAGTCAATGTCGGAACGGATGTATTCTTTTGTAGCCGTTTTGGTGTTCACAGTCTGAAACGTGCAGCTTCAGGTTTGACCCTTGAGACAATTACTTTTAGCAGAGAGGTAGAGGATTTCTATCAGTCTCTAGTAGACAGCGTTCCAAGTGGTACCTCTTATAATGATGTTATATTTTCTGAGCCTCACGCTGTATGGGATGGTGAGATAGGTCAGTATAGAGTTTTCTTTCCACAAAATAATACAGGAACTTTAAATAGAGAAATAAGATTCACTTATGATCCAAATGCAGGTCGTTCAGGTCATTTATCTTTTAGCTCTAGTATAACCACAGGCAATACAGATGCCGATGTTACTTGTGGATCTTTTTATGCCAGACCTGATGAAAATACTTTGATTTCAGCGAGTGCACCACCCTCCTCACTTCTTCTTGGTGCC